TAGTAATGTTCTATACTGGACAAGGTTACACTGCTGAATTTGGTTACAGACAAGCTATTTCTGGAGCATTTAAACAACTTAGAAATAGAAATGTAACTGGTAAATCAGTAGGTCAAATAGGAAGTCAATTTGCTAGTAAGATTGGAAATGCTACTAGGGGTAAATTTAAAAGTGTAGCTAATGCGGTTGGTAGAGTTAAAAACACTATTACTGGTGGAGTAACTAATACAACTACTGGTTTGAGATTACGGAAAAAGCAAGTAAGTCAAGCTAGCAAACAAAGACAGAAGTTTGGAATTAAATCTACTTTCTTAGGTAAAGGTCCAGCACTTCCACCTAAAGTAAAATAATAATTAAAAAGAAAAACAATTATGAAATTCATGAATTCTAAGTACAGTAAAGGCTACGCTAATTTTGCAAAGAAAGGAAATCAATCTAGAAGTCCCGGTCGTAAAGGTCAGTCTGGCGCTCCTACTCCTTCTACTACTCCTTTTGAAGCTCCTAAGTCTCAAGCTGCTGCTAAAAATCCTAGAGGTGGAAATGCTTCTAGTGCTTTGACTCCTGCTTATGGCCCTCAACCTCTTTACGGCCCACAACAAAAGAAAGGTAAATTAGGAAATGCTAAAGATGCTGTTGCTGGTAAAGCTCAGTATTACGGTGCTAAAGCTAAGAATACATTGGCAAAGGCTGGTAAATTTATTTCCAAGAATAAAGTGGGAGTGGGTTTGGCTGCTGCTGGTGCATTAGGAGCTGCTGGAGTTGCAATGGCTCGTAAGATGCGCTCAGATAAAGGACGCAAACGGGGTAACTATTCTAATTCTAAGTAAAACTATGGCAATTAAACCTCGATTACTAAATGCAGCAAGAGGTGCTAGTGCTGGAGCTACTTTAGGTTATGGAGCTAGTTATATAGCAGGAGAAGCAGATGCTAAAGTCCCTATTCTTTCTAAAGGTAAACTAAAGAAAAATAAGAACAAGAAAGCTCCTACTATTCAAAGAGCTGCTATTGTAGGTGGTTTAGGTGCTGGAGCTGCTTACGGACTACTTAAAAAAGTGAAAAAATAATGACTGTAAAAGAACAAGAAATTGAATATGTAAATCTTTACAGTGAGACAATTGACTCTTTAGAAGAAGCTTATACAAATGAAGAGATTTCTGAAGATGAGTTAATAGATTTAAAAACTCAAACTTTGGCTGAACTTGAATTAGCTTTAGCTGAATTGAGAGGACTCACAAAAGACAATTTAGATGATTTTACTGAAGACGATACTGAAGAAGAACAAAACTATTCTATGAAAACAAATTACGCAAATTTTAGTACAGCAAGTCTCTATTTAGTTCCCGCAGTAATAGACTTAATTGATAAACATTACGAAGACCGAGATGAGGCTTTCCAAGATATTCTAGATGCTACAGCAATTGATGAAGATAAACTAGAAGATTTCTTAGCTGGTAAGTTAGAAGCTTCTCCTGGGTTTATCGATATTCTTAACGGAATGTTTGAAGAAACCGCTACTGACCCGGAAGCTGCTTTAGGTCTTCAACTTATGGGTGCTTTGGAACGTGGAGATACTACTGAAGAAGAACTAGAAGAAGGAGATGAGGACTTTGAGGAAGACGATGAAGATGAAGATGAAGAGTTAGATGATGAGGAATTCGATGAAGAAGATGAGCCAGAAGCTAACTATTCAGCAGTTGATCCACGAGTTCAAGAATTAGAGTTTAAGATGGCAGACATTGAACGTACAAATGCTCTCAAACAAAAGCTTAACTCTATTGCAGAATTTGCTAAACAAGGACTTGATGAACGTTGGTTGTCCCGAGCTAAATACGACTTGCTTTTAGGTTCTTTTGATAAAGATGAAGACCGAGTAGCAGCATTTTCTCAAACAGCTAACGCTAACAAAGTAGATTTAGCAACTCAGCTTTATGCAGTTCTTTTCTCTCTCAAAGCAGATGAAGAATGCGGTGAACGAGTTAATTTTAATTCTTACGTTACTGAAGATATTACTCCGGCTAACAGTGCAGAGGATGAATTGGCTAGGTTGCAAATTGAGAAGTTAAAAGAAAATCCTGCTTTCCGTCGTTTTAAATAATTAATAAAGAGAAATAGATATGTTTACAAGATACGGCAAGGTCACAGCGGATAAGGCAATTATTGTTTACCCTCGTGGTATTCGAGTTCCTTTTCACGTCTCGTTAAATAACAAGTATATCAGTCGAAACAAAGACGGTAAATACGCTTTACCTGAAGGGATGTTTGTTTCCAAAAAGAATGGAGAATGGAGATTTCTTCCTCGTGGTAGAGTGACTGCTCCTACAAATGCTAACCGAATTAAAGTAGCTAATCCTTACTGTTTTGTTCAAGGAGATGTTTTAGAAATACTTAACCCTTCGGCGATGTTAACCGTCTCTGGGGTAGGAGAAGCTGGAATTACTTACAACAACCAGACTTTTAAATTTACTCCTGTTGGGGCAGCTAACGCAACGGAAGCAGCAGCAATTTTAGCAGCAGAATTTAATCGCATTCCTTCTCTCAACAAAGATTTGGAGTTTGTAAATGCTGGAGCTAACTTATACGCTTATTCTCCTGCTGGGCGTCCACTAATCACTTTTACTCCTTCTGGTACTTTAGGTTCGACTGTTACTACTACGGCTGCTAATACGATTCCTGTAGGTACTGTTAGTTCTATTGACCCGTTAACAGAAGAAATTGTTTTAGGTAGTGCTGTTGTAAGTACTTTACCAGTAGGTTCTTCTATTGGAGTTCCTCAAGATGAAGTTTTAGGTGTATTTCCTCACTCTATTGATTTTACTCCTGGTGGGGTTACTGGTCAGATTCTAGGAATTGTAGATAAAGCTTATTTGTACAAGAGACATCTACCTTATTACGACAACAACTTAATGTACGAATGTCCTGACCTTGAAGCTCGCGATGTGTGGTCTTAATAACAAACAATAAATAGATAAAAATATGAGTTACGTAGCATCATTTTTCAATGAACCTTTTATCAACAAGCAATTAAACGCTTTAGTTGACGAAACAGAAAGCCACCTCTTAAAACGAGATAAGTTAATAGATAAGTATTTCCCAACTCAAACATTTGAGACTAGGAACTTTATGGGAATGCTAACGAGTAGGGTTGCTCCTGCTGCAAGAGTTGTTGCTTGGGGTGCTGAAATCCCAGTTACCTCTCACGGTAGCTTTGAGAAAGTAGCAGCTCAATTGGTTAAGCTAGCTCAAAGACGTAGATACGACGAACACGATATGTGGGACTTATATGAAGCTTATAAACTAGCTAATTATATGTGGCGCAATATCCAAACTATCCACAAACCAGACGGAACTGTTCAACGTGGAGCTAATAACGATTTGGCTACTACTTTGTTTGGTGACGTTCAACATCTATTAGATGGTATGGTTGACCGGATGGATATGATGAAGTGGCAAGCGGCTAGTACAGGGGCTTTATCTATTGAAGATATGGCTACTGGGGCTAAATTTGAGATTGACTATAAGAAGGCAGATGCACCTTACAATCATTTTCCTGTACCTCTCATTGCTACTGGAAATACTGTTGAACCTACTCTTAACCGCTGGAGTGATTACAACAATGCTCAAGGTCTTCGCAATATTCAGACATTAGTAGACCTTTATTACGATACTAACGGTTTTATGCCTGATGAGATTGTAATGAGTCGGAAACTCTGGAATCACTTCTTAGACCAAAAGAGTACAAAAGATGCTGCTAGAGCAATGACTACTTCTGAAATTGGTCTTGTTTCTACTGATATGGCTAAGACTTTATTAGAACGCCGGGAGCTACCTAAAGTTACTATTTTTGGAGAGAAATACCAAGAAGAACTTCCTAACGGTGAAATGGTTACTGTTAACTATCTTAACGATAACCGAATTGTCTTCATGAAAGAGAACATGGGTATCTCTGCTATTGGGCCAACTATGGAGTCCAAAACTAATATCATGGGTGGAGGTACAAGTAAAGATGTTCCCAATCCTAAAGCAGGTATTTATCTGAAGATTCGTAGTGAAAATACCGACCCAGAAAACGATGTTGTAACTACTATTGCTAGTTTTATTCCTATCGTTATGAATCCTAAGCTGTTAATGGCTCAGACAATGAACTAATTATGAAAAAGTATATATTGCACAAAACCGTTCGCGACCCTAGTGGGAACCTTCATTGGGCCAGAACTACTCCTTACGACGAGGGAGATTTACCAGCTAAAGTTGTTAAAGACCCTACTTTAGTAACAGTAATAGATGTAGAAACTCATGTTGCAGTATCTAAATCTGTTAATCCGGAACAAGAAGTTAGACATTTAAATCCTACTCAAGATAGTCCGACTCCTTTAGTTTCTAGTTTTGTAGAACCTACTCCAACTATTATTTCTAGATTAGATATTAATACTGCTTCTTTAGAAGATATTAAAAATATTAAAGGAATTGCAGAGAAGACAGCTACATTAATTATTGCTAGTAGACCTTATGAAAGCATGGCAGATTTAAATACTAAAGTTAAACCTCCTCTCGGTAAAACTTGGGCAGACTTTCACTTTAAATACGGGTCAACTGAAGAGTAAACT